GCAGGGGACGACGATTACCGTATAGACCTTACAAGAACTACGGGCGACACTACTGTTTATATAGAGCCTTATATTCAAGGAAAACACCAAGTAGGTGATAGTTTTTATTATTTTGAGGATATGCATTCAAAGGACTTTTCAACCCATTCACCGCCAGATTTTACGGAAAACACTTTAAATGATTTAAAAAACCAGAGATTTGAAGGAAAAAATCTTCCAGATTTTGTAAAAAAACCTTCACCTATTCAAAAGGCTATGAATGATAGAGGTATAGATAGAAAAAAAGCGGTGGAGGTCGTAAAAGACAGGATTAAGGAAAAGAAATCTTCGGGTTTAGGTAATAAAGGTATATCAAAAGAAGAGGTCACAATTTCTGAAGAAGAGTTGAAAAATGCTGAAAATGAAGGGGTAGAATTAGGTAGGATGACTTCTTATTTACTCAAAGTGTGCCAAGACCAGCAAGAAGTGATTGAAGACCTTAAAACCCGTGTAAAAGCGTTAGAGGAGGCTGCCTAAAAGAGAAAAGAACTATACGTGATTATTATGGAAGAAGACATTGTTATGGCACGTTTAGACCACCTTGAAGAATAAATGTGAAAATAATTTTGATATATTAGATAAAGAGTTGGAGTATCTAATAGAAGAATGTAATGATGAAGATAATGAATAAAAAATGAATAAATTTAAAGAATTTTTTATAGTTTTTTATATGAAATATTTTTTATTATTAATTTATCTTTTATATTATTACATATTTAACAATTAAAAACAAACAAAAAATTTAAAAAGTTAAAAATTAAAATATAAGTGTAAAAATGAGTACATATATAAATAATTTCGAATTTATACCTGAACCTAGAGTTTTAGATGTAGATTTAAATAATTTAATTGCTGAAAAAGATGATATAGATACAGATTTTGTATTTGAAACTGGAAGTTATAACCAAGGTTTAGAATCGGAAATAGTTATTTTAGATGGTGTTTTTGTACATAGAGAAGATTATTCTACGATAGGAGAAGAAGAAGATGAAACCATTCCAGACAGTCAAGTGGAAGATTTAAAATCAATGATTGGTGATAAAGTTAACTTTGTATGTGAAAAGAAAAATATTGATGATATATACACTTTTAAATCTATGAGTTTAGATAGAGAAAGAGGACAATCGTATTGGGAATATGAAATAGTGTTGGTGAAAAGATGAGCATAACAGAACCTATACCACTTTCAGAGAAAGATTATATAGCTACAACAGCCGAACATGATATACCTAAAAGAGATACTTTAGAATACGGTGAAAGCAGAACAAGCATACAAACAACTGGTAGTGAAACTTTAAAATGTTCAATAGAAGGTTGGATACCTTTAGAACCTTGGGTAGATGATATACAAGATTTGAAAGATAGATATGAAAACGAAGATACTATAGATGTAGATGTTTTTGGAGATGTTATTGAATTTAACATAGATACGCTTTCGTATTCATATCAAGGTGGGTATACAGAAGAAGTGTTCTTCGAATTGGATTTATCACAAGATTAGGTAGGGTAATTGTCTATATCTTTCCATACTTTCGTGTTATTTCCGAATATTTTATCATGATAAATGTGTACAACACCATCATCTTCTGTTAATATTTTAGTGTTACATATGTTTTGACCTATCACTTTACCTTCTAATACTTCACCGTTCACACCCTCATCAGGTATGCGAATATAACAACCTTCAGATATTTCAGTACCTCTAATAATTAAACCAAGTATTCCATTGTAAACAATTTCTTTAAAGAATTTTTCAAGTGTGTAAATTAAAGCTAATAGAAATATCAAAAATATACTTACTTCATTAATACTCAACATTTTATCGTTTTAATAGTACTCTTCTTTTTTTTCTTTCTTGAAAGATAAACATATGTATGCAGAACTTATCAGAGCCTTTTTCCAATTCTCATCACTCATTTCATTTCTGAGGTATTCAGTAAATTCATCTTTGTCTTCGAAATCTTCCATCATATTTTCAACTTTCTGTGTTAATTGGAATGGTGAAAAAATATCTTCATCTGAAATGTAAACTACACTAAAGTTAACTAAAGCAGATATAAACATATCTTCTTTTTCTTCACCAATCAATTCTCTTATTTCTTCTTCAAAACTCATATGAATCAACTAAAATCATCTAACTTAGTATATTGAGGAGGGACAACTTCATCCCATTTAATACCTACCATATTTAAAATATTTTCGATTTTATTTCTAACAGATTTTTCTAAATTTTTCTCATAATCAATAGTAACTGTATGTAACTGATTTTCATTAGTAAACAACACTAAACCTTTATCAGTATATATTCTCATAGGTTTTTGGAATTGTCTAAACTCTATTCCTAACAGTTTTTTAGTTCTCTTCCAAGCTTGTTTTATCATAGTATGATGATGATAACCATCAGGTTCTCCATCCACTTTATCCACCCAATTTATTAATTCATCTTTATTGTGTTCTTTTTTCTCTTCGAAAGCAAGTAAATCAACTTGTCCTTGTTCATACATTTCCTTCTTTTTATGGTCATCCAATCTTGGATCTCTTTTGATCTTCGTAGGAACTCCCATATCTTCATACGGAACTTTTCCTTCTCGGTACATTCTTATTTTATCTTTTACCATCCTTTTAATAGTTTTGTTTGGTTTTTCATTCAAAACTAACTTTAATAATCTCCTCTGAACAGTTTCAGCAAAGTTAGAACCTGTTGATCTCGGGCCAGATATTAAACCAGTAAAGTCATATTTATCTCTACTCTTATCAGCTTTTCTAACCAACCCTGCATACTTCTTTTTAGCATCAAACAACATTAACTTATCGTAAACTTTTTCAGCTTCTAACTTTATTCTATCAGTAGTTACATTATATTTTCTATCAATATATCTCTTAGTTAAATCATTTGAAACTTTCTCTAACTCATCTATCTTATCTAAATCATCAACTTTTACAGCACAAGAATCGGTGTCTCCATATACAACTTCGTAACCTAATTGTTCAAGTTTTTTGATTAGATTTAACAATATATCTTTAGCTAGATACGTTATGGTTTGTGCAATTTTCCAATCATACAATCTAAACCTTTCATATCCTAAAGTGCCGTATATTGAGTTTGCAATTGTCTTATAAACCCATTGTTGCTTGTAATATTTATCGAAAACTTCATCACTTTCAGCATTTTTCATTAATTGTTTTTTATTACTTCTAGTTTCAATCATATCTTTAGTTACTTCAGTTAAAAACCCCTCCTTCTCCAACGAAAATGAAATTTTACCAGCTTTAGGTAAGTTAATAACATTTGTTTTATTTTCGATAGTTTTAGCTTCAAACTTATCATCAATTTTAGTATCTGGAGATATGTTAAAGGATAGTAATGTGTTGGGATAGAATGAACTAAAATCTATAACGACAACATTATCGTGAATACCCACAGATGGATCAACCACTTTAGCTCCTTCATACGCAACGTTTTCATGTTGACCTCTAGACGGTAATAACATATCTTTTTCTTTTGCCCTTCTAAGAAATGTCATATCGACTATCTTACTGTTATATAACGTGTCTGACATATCTAGTCCAGTAATTCTACTCATTTCTTCGAAAAACTCAATCAAATCTAATTTTTCATCTAACTCAACCATATTTATAACATCAGCGTAATTATGTTTAGCTAACTTCTTCGGTATTTCGCTCCAAACATATTGAAAATCTTCTATCGGTATAGGTTTTGTTTTTAATTCTTCTTCTTTAGCTACGTGCTCTAGAGAATAACTACGCAAATCAGAAGTGCTCAATTTTAAATAACAATCACGCAACTCTAAAACATCTCTGCCTTTTATATTGACAGGGTTTCTATACTCTTCAACTACACCTAATGGAGACAATTCTCTGTAATTAATATCGTTTTTTCTCATTCTATTTATCAAATACGTAAGATCAAAACCCGAAACATTCCACCCTAGAAATATGTCGGGATCTTTACGTTGAATTGTTTTTATAAATATTTTTAGTAAATGTATCTCATCTTTACATAACACAACAGTACAGTTGTCTTCACCAATATCTACTTCTTTAGTAGTAAGCATTAAAACATCTTCGCTGTAGCTATCATACATAGTTATTAAACATATAGGAAACTCAGCATCTTCAGGGACAGGAAATTTTGTACTAGGTGAAACAACCTCAATATCTAAGAAACAGTATCTAGGATTTACATAGAAATCTATAGGTTCCATATCGTCTTTTGATATGTTTTCCCATTCAGTTTCACTATTGAGGCCTTCTACCTCTATACCACTAGTTATTTTTTTATCTATTTTAAATCTGTCTGGAAATAAAACATCAGCTTCATAATGAGTATCACCAAACTTTCTATACTTGTTAACTAAACCCTTATCAAAATATTCTAAGTAATAAACTTCTCTATTACCTTTTAATGTATCAGTTTTCATATATTTATAATCTTTAGCTTCTTCTAAAGCTTTATCGTGTGGGTTCTCCAGATAGAAATACGGATGAAAATCGCATAATGATACTATTTTTCTTTCTTTATTTTCATCTCTACAAAAAAGATGAATTTGAGAAACATCTTGTTTGTTTTTTCTTTTCTTTTTAGTAGTTTCTGTATTTACAACACTAAGTTTCATTTGTAATCACTTTCAAAATTATTTAAGTTATATTCTGATTCATATGGGTTATCTGCAATCATATCCTCTACAAATTTAAATTGTCTTTCATACAAATGAAGATTTTTACTAAATGCAAACATTTTTCCACTTTCAACACCTATCTCTTTGGCCATATACTCAATTAATAGTTGCAATCCTCCTAGGTTTGCTGGAAGTCCTGTATATGCATCCCAACTTCTCCAATACGAATAACTTATAAGTTTTTCATTTACAATTTCTAAATCTAAAACAGTAAGACAGGGAGGATTTTCGATTTCTAAATCATCACATTTTCTTGTAATCATAGTGTTTTGTCTATCATTTGGTTCTTCTTTGAATTTTTCAATAACTCTCTCCATCTGGTCATATTCTTGTCTAAACCTACTTCCGTAAGTATATTCATAACTTTCATTATCTTTCATAAATAAATTTTCAACTGCATATTTATTCAAATCAGAAACAGGTGCTTTATCATCAACCAAAGGTCTCTCTTCAGGATTTGTTATTTCTAAAGAAACTGATATTTTCTTTGTTAATGTTTCTTCACTACCCCTACCTACTTCATACTCGATACCATCTTTGTATATAGTTTTACAAACTTCGAACCAAGCATTTGGTATATTTCTAGCTCTGATATATTTCATTATAATCTCTGAATTACTATTTGTAGTTAATGCTATTTAATGTTTTTGTTAATTACTGTGTAAGTAATTACTAAAATATTAAGAAAAACAGTAAATCTTAATAGGGTTTAACTACAAATAATTATATACTCTAAGTACTCAGGAGGTGTTTTAATGAAGAGCATAGAGCAGGAGAAGAACGTATCCGATACACAAAAAACAAAGGATAAAATTGATGTGAAAGAAACAGTAGAAAGTTATATTAGTAAAAATGATTGGAGAGTCAAAGAAAACAGCAACGTTGGATATTCTATATCTGGTTTACAAAAAAATACAGCAAGTAAAATTTTAGGTAACTATACACTAAATGAAATATATCCAAAGGAAATATCTGATGCACATAGAAATGGAGATCTACATATACATGATCTTTCTTTTGGAATTGGCCCTTATTGTGCTGGATGGTCATTACAAGATTTATTAAGGGAAGGATTTAACGGAGTAGAAGGTAAAATACAATCTGGCCCTGCAAAACATTTTGATACAGCACTTTTACAAATGATGAATTTTATAGGAACTTTACAAAATGAATGGGCAGGTGCACAATCATTTAACTCTATGGACAGTCTACTAGCTCCATTTGTAAGTGAAGATAATTTATCTTACGAAGAAGTAAAACAAGGTATGCAGAAATTTGTTTTTAACCTAAATGTGACTAGTAGATGGGCAGGACAAACCCCATTTAGTAATTTAACGTTTGATTGGACAATTCCAGAAGATTTAGCAGACCAACCAATTATGATAGGCGGTGAATTAAAAGAATCTGTATATTCAGATTACAAAGATGAACAAGATATGATAAACAAAGCATTTATGGAAGTTATGATGGAAGGAGACAAAGACGGCAGACCTTTCAGTGTAACAGGAGATACAAGAATTGTTGTTTGGGAAAACAATAAGTTGGTGTCCAAAGAGATAAGAGACTTATTTGAGGAAGCAGAAGGAGGCGGTAAAGTGAGAAAGTTAAACAAAAGTATAGTTTCGACCTCTGAAATGAACTCAGAAATTGTAGAAGCAGAACAAATAATAAAACACAAGCACGAAGGACACATTTTGAAGATAAGTACGGACAAGAAGAAAACCATAAAAATTTCTCCCGGCCATTCCGTTTTCACGGTAAATGAGGAACAAGAGGTTGTCCCAATAAAAGGAAGTGAGCTTAGAAGAGGAGATATTATTGTCACAGTAAATAATATTGATTTGCCCGAACCAGAGAAAGACAACTTGATAACATATAACGACTATGAGAGAGTTTGGAAGGAGGGAGTTAGAGGATGCACTTCTAAGACAAGTAGAAACGAAATTAAGATGTCAAGAAATTTGGCTTGGCTTTATGGGTACTTCGTTGGAGACGGCTACAAAAACGAACACGGTATATCTTTTTCGCCGGCGTCTGAAGAGGAAGGTTATGAGATAATAAGGAGAATGAAAAAAGAGTTCGATGTGTTGCCCTCTTACATAAGAGACGACTGGTCAGAGATAATGTACAAAAGAAAAAATATGATAGATATTTTTTCTGTTAATGTTGAAGAAGAGAACAAAAAGAAAATACCTAAGTGTGTGTGGAGAGGAAATGACGAGATAAGAACAGAATTTTGGAAAGGACTCTTCAAAGCAGACGGAACAAGGGGGACAGGTGTATTCAAACAAGCAGATAATGAATTATTAAGAGAACTAAGACTTTTTTTGCTGACTTTGGGTAAGACTAGTAGTTTGAATAATAAACAAGAAGAAAAGAACGAAAGAAATTACATTTTGGTAGGAGAAGATGATAGGGTATCTAACAACCATTGGGAACATGTTAATGCACACAGAGTGGGCTCGAAAAAATACGAGAGGTATAAAAGGGCACATTCGAAAGGTGTTGATGAATATGCAAAAAGTGATTTGTCGGTTAACGTAGTAACAGATATTGAGAAGGTTGAATTTAGTGGGTTTTTGTATGACATAACTTCTAACGGAAAATTTGTTAATGAAGATGGTGTTTTACTGCACAACACTTTCCCAATACCGACGTATAACATAACAGATGATTTTAATTGGAATAGTGATAAAGCAGATATGTTATTTGATATGACTGCAAAATACGGTTTACCATATTTCACTAACTTTATTGGTAATAAAGACTCTTCGCCACAAGATATTAGAAGTATGTGTTGTCGTCTTCAATTATCGGTTGATGAATTGAAAAAGAATGTAACAGGTGGTTTGTTCGGTTCGTCAGACAAAACAGGGTCATTAGGTGTAGTTACAATTAATATGCCAAAATTGGCTTACTTATCTAACAGTAAAGACGAGTTCTTCCAGAAGATAAATGAAAAAATGATACTAGCTAAACAATCTTTAGAGATAAAACGAGAAATTGTCGAAGAAAATATGCAACGTGGATTGTTACCATATTCAAAAAGATACTTAGGTACTTTGGATATGCATTTCTCCACAATAGGTTTGGTTGGAATGAACGAAGCATGTCATTATCTTCTAAACGGTAAGTTTCTTATAACAGATGAAGGTAAAAATTTAGCTATTGAAACACTCAAATTTATGAGAAAAAAATTAGAGGAATTTCAAGAAGAAACAGGTAACATATATAACTTGGAAGCTACACCAGCAGAAGGAACATGTTACAGATTGGCTAAAAAAGATAAAGAAAATTTACCAGATATGTTTAGAAATTTGCCATTGCATATGCAAAACTTAAGGAGTGATGATGTCTATTATACAAACTCAACACAACTGCCTGTATATGAAACTGGAGATTTATTTGGAGAAGTAGAACATCAAGAGCCTTTACAACAGTTATATACTGGAGGTACAGTATTTCATGCATTTATAGGAGAAAAAATGTCAAGAACGGGTGCAAGAACATTAATAAAGAAAATAATAACTAACTCAAAGTTACCATATGTAACTTTAACACCTACATACAGCATATGCGATAACCACGGATATATGGCAGGAGAACATGCAGAATGTCCATCATGTGGAGAATCTTGTGAAGTTTATTCAAGAGTGGTTGGATATTACAGACCAGTTAAAAATTGGAACAGAGGTAAAACAAAAGAATATTTTCAGAGAAAAGAATTCGAAATTTAATACAACTCTTACGCATGAGTTGTATTTATTCTCTCTTTTTCTTTTTTAGCTGTATTAATTATTTTTTCTTCAACTTTTTCTAAAGAATTAATATATCCTTTCCAATATTTATATAACATTGAACTTTCAGATTTTTCACATTTATGTTTTTTATGTTTTGCTTTCTGTAACTCATTATCTACAAATTCAAACAATTCTTTTAAGTTGCGATTATTACCATAACACATTAACTAAAAATTAGTATATACCTTTTTAAAACTTATTATCACTATACACCTTTCAATCTTCTTATTTTCTTTTTTGCATAATCATATCCACTATTGAATAACCAACCTAACAGTAACATTAATGCATTGATTATTCTCTCACCTGATACAACACCAGAAACACCAAGTATTGTAATTGCAACTATAGCACATATAGCTAACAAACCTTTGTTGGGTATATCTTTTATAGGTTTTAAATCCATTCGATATCACCTCGCATTTTTCTCCCTTCTAATGTAAGTAAAGGATATTTGAATTTACCACTATTCAGAATTCTTATCCTTAAAGGATCATACAAAATATGTATTCTTTCTACATCACTATCTACAGTAACTGAATAAATATTTTCAATATTACTAACTTTTTCAATTTTACTATCTAAAGAATCAAACATATCTTTAATATCTAAAAGCATATCTGAATTTCTGTTTCTATCAATCACTTTAACACCTTTAACACTGTAGATAGAAAACCTATCAATAGAATGTTCTTCATTATATATATAAGTATCTTCTTCACTCAATTTATTTCTCACTCACATCACCTTCATACAATTCTTGTTTTTCAAAAGGCTCATTTAACTCTCTATTATGCATAACATAATTGTAACTTTTCTTGTCGTATTTCCTCTTCTTTTTTCTCTCCTCAACTAACAAATCTTTAGCCCAACACCAACCTTCAAGATGAAACTTACAATTGTTAAGCGAAGATAAATTATTAGCAACTGAAGATATTAAAAAATATATATCAGGTCTTTTCTTTCTATAATAACTTGCCCTTAAGATAGGATCAGTATCATTTCTAGTTATCTTCGTATCTATAGTAACAATTTCATCATTATATCCAACCATGAAGTCCCAACCATCATCACCAAAAGGTCTCCAAGTAGTATCTACAGGTAAGTTGTAATATTCACCAAATGCATACTCACCGATCATTCCTAACAGGTCTGCTCCTAACGAATCTGTTATTATTGTCCCGTCTTTACTGTTTTTCTTTCTATGTCTTATCCATCTTTTTCTAGCTTCTTCTCTAGCTTCTTTCATTTTCATATTGCTGAGATAAACATCTTTTCGTTTCTCACTTTTAGTTTTTATTTTATCTTTTTTTCTCTCCATATTTATCAACACTTTTAAACTGTATCATTTTATTACTTTTTATTGTATATTTATAATACTTTCGAAAGTTTTTGAAACAATTTTTAATATTTTCATATAAAGTATGTTTTTATCGTGTTTTAATTGTTAATTGGGGTAGGGTAAGTGGTAAAAAAATCCAATCTAGAGAGGGGTTTATAAGTGAATCTGTCAAATACTGAAAATAACCCGTTTCCTTTATAAATAACAACTCTCTCATTTATATACCATCCCAATCTTCTGGCATTTTACTAGCTTCAATTTTCTCAGCAGTTAATGTGTTACACTCTATGATATCTACATACTCTTCAGCTAATTTTTCAACAAACTTCTCAAATTCGGTTTTATCACTCATTACTATCAAACCCTTCTACAGTATAAGTTTTATTACAATAAAAACAAATATAACCTCTCCAAGATTCATAAGACGTATCACTATATTCAAAAATTAACTTTCTATTACAATTGGGACATTTCTTATCTGTTGATTTCTGGATCATGCCACCACTTTCGACAAATTTGTTTTCATCCATTTAAACCACACTTAGTCAACTACTTCCACCTAAATCGTAGATTTAGGAAGGAGCTTGTGGTTTAGCTCCGCGACTTGCCGTGGCAGAGGTCGCTTCCTCGCTATCCACGTC